TTAAGTATATCTATTAATTCTTCATTCACTTTAAAACCTCCTTGTTTTTGAATTTATTTAAATGCCTCCAGTGTTGATTGTTCTTTCTCCTTTACTAAAACTTCCAGTTCCACTAAATAATTCTACTGTATTCATTTTAATTTTCTCTGCTCTTCATCAGGAACTTGATTTCCCCAGGCATCCCAACCCTCTCTTCTAGCTCTTGCAAATAATTCAATCTTATTAAAACCTTTTCTATCACTAACTTTCTCAATTAATTCGAATATTTTCTCTGGTTTAAGCGAATGTTTAGATCTAAATGCATTAAATATGGTTGTTCCTTGCTGTCTTTTACCATTTATTACTTTATAAGGTATCATTCCCCTGACAGCGAATATACAATGTTCGGTTTGTCCTCTAAAATATTGGCCAAGTCCAAATTTGTCTTTATGCCAAGTGATTAATGTCTTATATTCAAAGCCCCAAGCTTCAACAACTTTTAAAGCCTTGGGTAAAAATGAGTTAGTTGTCCATAAATACAGGTGGCAATTATCATTTGTTATATTCTTAATGTTTAATGCTGCTATATCTTTAGCTTTCATTAAAGGATAATGTTTATCTGCACCTCTTTTAATTTTTCCTCCTCCTCGTTCCATCCAAGGGGGGTCAGCAAGTATTATATCATACTTTTTCATTTTTTTTCCACCACTTCTTTTGTTTTGTTGGGATTATTACTTGGTCTGGTATTACTTTAAGTTTCTTAATTATTATTACTGATGTGGGTTGTTTGATATAAATTAATTGATAATTTTCATCTATAATTATAAAATCTCCTGTTGCTTTTAGTTCTTTATATAATTTATCTAATCTTGTTTGGTTCATTTTTATACAAATGAAGTGCTTATAGTTTATGTTTACATTATATTCTTGTATGTCTTCTTCTTTCTCTTTTATCTTTTCTATTTTTGGAGTATTTATGGGCTTTTTAAGAGGCGTCTCTGTAATTGTATCTATTGGTGTTTCTACAGGTATTTCTACTGGGCCTGGTTTTATTTGTTCTGGGCTTATATTGTCTTGTTTATTTCTTATTACATTCATTTTATTTACCTATTTACTATTCTTGTATGCCTTTTTCTATACTAGGGTATAAATATCCGCACTTAAGGCAGGCCATGTAACCATATTTTATTCCTGCTTTCTTATTTCCGCACTTTGGACAAGTTCTTTTTTTAATAATTGTTTTACTTTTATCTTTTGCTCTTTTTCCTTCTCTCGTTCTCATTTTTGCACTACTATTATTTTTGTAAATATTAGTTCCATGTCTTTTTCACTAAAATAGAATTGAAACTTGTTTGAGAAGCCAACTTTTCCGAGAGTTCTGTATATTTCTTCATCATAATCGTCCATTAAGTAATCAAAATGTTCTTTTGTTATATAAATCTTAGATGGTTGATGATTGAAACATAGGTTAAAGAAGTCATTAGAGTTTTTTGGTATTCTTTTGTCTCCAAGTTTAAGAACTCTTCTTTTTATACTTGGATCTGGTTGTGTATCGTCTGATTCTTTCTCTTTTATAAGCTTGTTTTGGTTCTCAACCACTTTATATCTTATTAAATCGAGTTAGTATATAAACTTTGTGTGTTCACTTAGAAGTAAAAAAAAGGTAATTAACAATTACCTTTTTGATCTCCACCCTTTTTTTTTGAAGGCTTTGGGCTTCTCTTTCTTGGACCTTTTCCGTCTCTGTCTGGCATATTTACCACCTCATTTGATTAGAATATTGTAATAATATATAAACTTTTCGGTTTTTTCCACTATAATGCTATTAATTTATAAACATTTCGCGTTTGGGTGGATTAATTTAGTCTTCTTCGTAGTTAAATTCGAGAAATCTCATTAAAATAGCTAGTTCTTCCCAAGATATTCTTAATCCAGACACTATTCCGAGTGATTTTCTAAATCTTCTCATCTCTTTTTTAACTTGTTTCCAATCAATTTCGTCTTTTTTATCAACTCTTAGGGTTAATCCCCTAATATGGGTTGGAACATTTGGTTTATTTGCATAAACTATTGGGGTTTGTGCTCTGTGGAAGGCTTTATGGCAAGAATCGCATAGTGTTATGCAGTTTCTTGCCTTATTTCCTCCCCCATTCTTTTGAAATTTGATGTGATGCATGGTTAAATGTGATTCTGGAGTCTTACATTCAACATTTTGGCAAGTAAAATTGTCTCTTTGGAAGACTTCACACTTAATTAAGTACTTATTATAGATTTGTTCTCTTAGTTTGTCTGTGAGGGCATTATAGTTTTTACTATCCCATTCCTTAAAATATTTTTCTTTACTTAACTTGTTCTTATATGTTTCATATGACATTTTAATAGTTATCCATGCGAACTAATATATAAAGCTTTAGGTTTTAAAATGGGGTAGGTGAGACTTGAACTCACGGCCTTTCCGACTTCAGCGGAACGCGCTCCCTAACTGCGCCACCACCCCAGTGGTTAGGTATTGGAGAATCGAACTCCACTCTTCGGTGTCACAGACCGATGTAATGCAAACCTCTATACTAATACCTAATGAACATGACCGGATTCGAACCGGCAATCTTTCGATTAAAAGTCGAATGCATTGCACGTTTTGCTACATGTCCTTGGGGGTCGTGCCGGGATTCAAACCCGGATTAATTCGTTCGAAGCGAATTGTCCTGTCCAGTTAGACTACACAACCAAAGACTCTACCGGGATTTGCACTCGGACCGAGGGTTTAGAAGACCCACATGCTTGTCTATTACACTATACGACCATATGGGAGTTAAGAGGATCGAACTCTTGTTCTTCCGAATATCAGTCGGATGCCTTACCACTTGGCCAAACTCCCAAAATACCAGCACCGAGGCTTGAACTCGGATTCTCTGCTTTATAAGAACAGGGCCTTAACCAATTTAGCTATGCTGGTATGAACGCCCACGGCGAGAATCGAACTCGCGTCATCCGATAGACAGTCGGATATTATACCACTAAAACACATGGGCAATATGGTGGGAAATCCAGGAATCTAACCCAGGTCTTGTGAGTCCAAGTCACAGATGCTAACACTACACCAACTTCCCAAAACGGTGGCAGAGTGCTACCTTTACACTATAACCCCATTATGGGGTCATCAGGACTCGAACCTAATCTGCTGCCTCTAGTCCATCACAGAATCGAACTGCGTCCTCTTGATCCAAAGTCAAGTATTCTTCCATCAAACTCAAGGACTATAAAAGCTCCCTGCGGGAATCGCACCCACGCCTTCTGATTGAAAGTCAGAGATTCTTCTGTTAAACTAAAGGAGCAAATCTCACCTGCCAGAATTGCACTGGCACGAATTGGTCTACAGCCAATCGTGTTACTATTACACTAAATAAGGTTAAATGCGTGCAATGGAATTCGAATCCATAAAATCTGGTTGGAAGCCAGAGAGTTTACCATTAAGCTTACACACGCATAAATAGGCAGGGGGAGATTTGAACTCCCACACTTCTGCATGTAAAACAGATGTCATACCAGATTAGACTACCTGCCTATAATTAATATTGCTATCGCGGTTCATCGCAATTTTGTTTTAGAAATTGTTATGAACCACAATTAATTTATCGGTAGTCTGGCCCTCTAACTACTTGTTGGCCTTCTATTTTCTCGATAAAATGTTTGCAATTCATCATAATAAAAGTTACTAAACATAACTACTATATAAACTTTTCGGTTTTAGAACTCCAAGAGAGGGATTTGAACCCCCAGAACACAAATGGTTCACAGGTTAGCAACCCGCTTGGAATAACCAGATTTCCATTCTTGGAAAAAATATGTATCATTAATTACTGATATAATCAATAACTAGTGATACAACGCTGCAGATCAGATTCGAACTGATAAGCCACAATCGGACTGATGCTTTTCAAGAGCATTTGCTAACCACTCGCCTCTACAGCATAAAATATGCGGGGTGGGATTTGAACCCACGCGTTAGTCCTATGACACTGGATATCTCAGTTGAACTCTCTTGAGTCAAGCTCCTAAGTGTAGCCCTCAAGGAAATCTCTTTCACTTAAGTCCAGCCCGTTCAACCGAACTCCGGCACCCGCATATGAATGGGGTATATCGGACTTGCACCGATGTCTTCTGGGTTGGAGCCAGACATACTTGCTACTATACTAATACCCCTTAAAGTTACTGCTCGGACTCGAACCGAGAATCTACTGGGTTGCAACCAGTTGTGTTACCAATTCCACCACAATAACAAAAGCTGACGGTGAGATTCGAACTCACTTGAGGCTGTTTACAAGACAGCTGCAATCCAATTTTGCTACGACAGCATATGGAGCGGTCGGGGATCGAACCCGAAGTCTCTTGATTGCAAGTCAAGTGCATTACCAGTTATGCTACCATCCCAATAGCGAGTACCAGATTTGAACTGGTGGTCTTTAGGTCATGAGCCTAATGGGATACGGATAAATCCTCCAAACTTCCCCAACTCGCTATACGTTGCCACTAGAAATCGAATCTAGTCCTCAAGATTAACAATCTCGTGCATATACCAATTTGCTATAGCAACATTATGTTTTTAATTATTGCCTCAATCAAGGCTTAGAAATCATTGGCAATATTTTTAATTGGTGGACCAACTACATAAAAGCATATTCGCATTATTTAGTGTAGTCGTGTTTACCATTTAAATTACCAAAATCTTATTGTTATCGGTTGATAATAATAAGGAGTTTATTATATATAAGCTACTAAAAACAACTAGTATATAAACCTTTCGGTTTTATACTCTTTTATTTAATTTTATTTGTTTATTAATTTTTTTAATGCTTTAATAATTTTTGATTTTTTCCAATAAGCTTTAATCTCATCTTTAAAACCAATCTCAACTGCCATATCATTAAGCTGGTCTTTAGTCATCTTTTTAAGATTAACTTTTTCATCTTCAGTTATTGCTCTACATGCATCTTCTTCAATTTTTTCTAAATCTTTAATTAATGAATCCTTAGTATTTATGTCTTCATCAACTGATTTTTCTTCAACTAGTTCTTCAATTAGTTCTTCAACTAGTGTTAGTCCATCCATTGGTTGAACTCCCTCTAATATTTTATTTTCTACTTCTTTTGCTTTTTCTCTTTTTTCTTTTATCATATCACTTATTGTTCTCATTTTATTACCTCTATTCCTTTTTTATCAAAAAATGTAAGACCAAAGTCTTTAGAGTTTCTTGTGATTATAACTTTTTTATTTTCTATTGCCAAAAAAGGATGCTCCATTGTTTAGTTCCCTCATTATGTCTGCTCTCGCATCCATAAGGATTATGGTTTTTTCTTTCTCTGGTAATGAATCAAACTCTGCGTTTCTTATTCTTTTTATCTCTGTTTTCATTCTGTTTCTTCGCTTTCTAACTTTGATTAAGCATTCTTTGCTACAATATTTTTTTAAGTAATGTGCATTAGGCATTAGCTTTCCACATTCAACACATTTTTTATCTGGTCTCATTTTCTCTCACTATATCCCAATCATATCTATAAAAGGCCTCTTGCTTGAACAAGCTTTCACCCCCATTGCTAATGAAATCGCTGTATCATCATGGCTACTTTTTGATAAATATTTTGTATTTCCACCTTGTATTTTTTCTTCTTTAAAACCAATTAGTTCATTAAATAAGATGTTAGTATAAGTCATAGTTAAGGGGCATTCTGGGTCTCTTGGTATTATTAATTTAGCATCTTCTATTGCTATTTTTAAAGCTATAAGTAATTGTCCCCTGGCAATACTATGGAATGATTGTTCAACTACTGGAAGAAATTCTTTTCTTAAATCTTGTAATACTGCAGCCCCTATTCCATTTGGATCTAAAATTATTTGGTGACAATCGTGTAATTTGTAAAGTGATGTTAATCTTTTAACCTTTGCACTCTTTGGATAACCTTTGTGCCTTTCACCATGTTTTAAATAAATATGATTATCTAATAATTCTACAATGGTGAATGCATCAAAATCTGCTCTTGGCCCTTTTGCTACTGCAAAGTCTGCTGCAAGAACCCTATAACCTTTTTCTCTATCTAATGGTTTGGATTCAAACCTTGAGTTTTCGTCGAAACAATTAACAATATCTTCAGAAGGATAAATTGGGTTTTCTGCTTGTGCAGTTGAGTTTAATAAGTATTCTTGTTGGAATGCTCTTTCACCAGATGTTCTTCTTATTTTTTCTATTTTACTCATTGGGTATTTTTCTTCCCAATTAGATTTTCCTTTTTCATTTAAAACTGGAACTTCAAATGTTACCCATTCTTTATTATTTTTAAGTTCATAACATAAATCAGTTGGTTGTTCTGGTGTGGTCATACAGAGTTCCTTTGCGTCTCTCATGTGACCTGTTCCTTCAATAACTCTGTGGAAAATAGAGTAACCTTCATCATCAACACATTTACTTGATTCATCAACAATTATGTAGTCTGTTCTTAATCCTGCAATTGTTGGTTTATATGCTTTAGTATACACGTTACATTTTGTAGAAGTTGTCATGTATTCTTTATTCCAAGTATCTTCTCTTGAATCTGGTCTTAGTTTTTGTAAGAACTCATTGTCGTTAATGTGGGTTTTTATCCTTTCCATAATTTTCCAAGCAAAATCTCTTGAGTGGCTTGTTATTAATATTTCTAATCCTCTATTGTACCACATTAACCAAAGAGTATACATTACAGCCATTATTTCTGTTTTAGCGGATCCCCTGTGTGCAATAAGATTAACTTTACCATACTTCTGCATAGCATTAACCCATTCTTTTGCAAACCAACTTAGTGTATAACCAGAAACTTTTTCAATCCAATATACTGGATTTATATAACCTTTTATTGCAAATAAACTATATTCTTCGTTACCTAAAACTTCGTTTATTGTTCTCATATACTTACTTAAATTACACTCATATATAAACTTTACGGTTTATTTTGTGATTAAAAAACCGAAACATTTATATAGTAGTTATGTTTAGTTACCCTTATAGTATATATTATTGGCTACTAATATGGGAAATAACAAACTAGTTACTAAAATAAAACAATTCTTTTCAGACAGAAAATATATACTTTCTTTTATTAAACAGTTTCTAATAATTGTTATTGTTTATGGCATACTTTTTAATTTCGCATTAAATTCATTATTTTATTTAACATTTAATATACAAAATATTTTATCATTAGGTTTTTTATCATACTTCTTAAAAGAAGAAATACCTGATGTTGTTAAATCTTGTAAAATTTAAGAGGTAGTACACAATGAGAACAATTTCCAGGCTATTATTTAATAGTAAAACGGCAGAGCTAGCTATTCCAACAAACCCACAAGCTGACATTATGGGTGGGGCTCCTAAATCTATAAAAACTTCTGAAAAAGAATATAATCGTGTAGAGCCAGAAGAATTAGAATTAACATATATGATAAACCCTATAGTTTTTAATTCTATAAATAAGATAACACAAACAATTATGAGTGCAGATCATAAGATAAGTGCAAAGGATAAAAGTGTTCAATCATTCTTTAGAAATTTTACAGAATCACTTGGGACAAGGGGTTCAGAGATAACTTGGGATGATTTGTTATCACAGACTTTTAAGAATCAATGTATTTTTGGAAAATCATTTGTTGAAAACATACTTAATAAAGCTGGTGATAAAATAGTTGATTGGGATATGTTAGATGTTAAAAGAATTGAGTACGCGAAGGATGCGGAAGATAATGTTGTTTTAGATAAACATGGTAATCAAGTTGGTTACTTTCAGATTTTTCCAGATGGCACAATTGTTCCAGATGCAGTAATTAATAAATCAAAATCAGAAGCACCAGAAGGAGTTGTTGTTCCAGATAATGCAATTTATTTAAGTAAGAAAAGAGTTGCACAATTTAAATTATATAATGTTGGTGATGGATTTTATCCAATAGGCTTAGTCGAACCAATTTATAAAGTAAGTCTTAGAAAATTAAACATGGAGGATGCTCTTGCAAACGCAATATATAGGCACGGTTTCCCAATAGTTTATGCAAAGCTAGGTGATGATATGCATGAGCCAACACCACAACAAATAATTAATATGAATGGTAAGTTAAAGAATATTAATTTTAGACAAGAAATTACCACACCTTACTATTATGACTTAAAAATATTAGAATCCCAAAAGGCAGAGAAACTTAAGGAACATTTAGATTACTTTATAGAACAAGAAGTTTCTGGCCTTGGAATCCCTGAGCCTTACGCTACAGGAATAGGTAGGGATACTAATCGTTCCGTATTAGATAATCAATCAAACTTGTTTAGGCTTACGCTTAGAGATATTGTGGAAAAAACTACAACAGCCATAAGGTTACAATTATTTGCACCACTTGCAAAGGCTATGGGATTTAAAGAAGTTCCAACAATTGATTGGGACATAATTGGTGTAGATGAACAAGATAAAAAAGCTAAAAGAATTATTGAATATGTTAAAGCTGGGATATTTAGCTCACAAGATAAAGATGTAGTTAATTTAATAAGGGGGATGGAATATTTGGGGACAGATTTAGATATTGACCCGATTACTCCAGAAGATGAAGAACCGCAAAGCGAAGATGGTGTGAGAGAGGGGAAAGAAGATGCCAAAGATAATAACTGAAAGATTAAAACAAAATATAGAGGCTTATTCAACTAGTCCAGAAACTGCAAAAGGGATTTGGGGGGGGAGTGTCAGTTTAATATTATCAAGTAAGTTAAATAATAGGTTGGCGGGGAAGTTGTTCTATTTAGTAGGAGATAATTATAGTGAAAATCTAGCTTATGGTATTATAAAATTAATGCCTGGGGAAAAAGTTAGAAAAAATGATTTACCAAAACTTTCAGAACAACATGGTTTAACCAATGAACAAATTGAAAAGAAATGGCCAAATAAACAAGTCCTTTATTCATATAAGTTCAAAACCTTAGATATCTTTCCATCCCCCATCCTAGTAAAAGTTGATCCAAAAACAAAAATAATAGAAAACATGGGAACTAATGATGATATTTCTGAAATCGAATTAAATAAAAATCTTTTTAATGATATAATATTAAGTGAGAACTTTATAGGTTTTGAAGGTAACTCAATTTATATAAATGAAGCAATAGATTTAAATAATATTATAAGGGATAAGTTAAGTGAAGAATTACCATTTAGTCAATATGTTAATTTTAATAATGGTAATGTAGAATCAGGAGTTTATAGATTGAAACTTGAAAAAATAAATAATGATGCCACACCATTAGTAGAAGTTCCAAATAATAATAAAGAAGAATTTGAATTTGATGAAGAATTAAAAAGCAAATTGAATGATTCAACAAAATATGCTATTGAAGAAGTAATGTCTGATGATATTGTTATAATACAAAAAAGTGGTGAAGACATATCAGTTTTAAATAAAGGTGAAACCTCTTTTGAATTAACAAAAGAGTATGAATCTGATTTAAAGATGTTATATGGTGGAAGCTATGTAATAAAAGCATATAATTCTGATAAACTACAAGTATTTGATTGTTTATATTTTAATAGTTCAAATTTAACAGAAGATAAATGGTTTAATAGAAGGAACAAACTAAATTCTATGAACTTTAAAAATAATATACAAAAGCTTGACAGCACAGTTGTGGATTCAGTTGATAGCGTTATGATTGCAATTAAGCTAAGGAGTCTTGCAAAATCAGATGTTTCTGTTAAAGAATGTAATTTAACATATAATTTATCAAATGAGTATATTAAAAAATTTGTTTCAGAAGATGTTAGGGTTCATGATGTTTACGTAAATGATGTTGAAGAACAATTACTTACTTGTTCAAACGAGGGGTTCTTTAAAACTTGGAGTCCAAGAATGGCGTATTATTTAGGATTCATAGTTACAGATGGTCATGTCGATTACCCTAATGGTTTAGTTGAGATAATGATTAGTAATGAAGATAAAGAAATACTTAATGGTATTGCAAGTTCACTCGGCGGTATATCCCCAAAACCAATAAATAATTCATTAAGGTTAAGATGGAGATCTAAAAAGATGCTTGAAGATTTAAAGAAATTGAAAGCAACCGGATTAAAAGAATCAAGAACTACTTATAAAATAGTTCCAGAAGCATATAAGTGGGATTTCTTAAGAGGAATGTTTGATGCAGATGGAAATAATTATAAAGGCAGGTTACAAATGGATAATTCTTGTGGTGGATCACTTAAATGGGCTCATTCACAATTTAAAACAATAGCTGGGAAAGATGCACACATATATGAATATACCAAACATTGGAAGTCACCACACCACAAATTAGTTATACTAGGTGAAGGTGCAAAGAAATTACACAAAAAATTATATTCTAGAAAACCTTATCTAAGTAGAAAAGGTAAATTCACTGGTAAATAATATGGCAAGAGGCAGACAAGTTGGAACTACCGAAGTTTCACTAGTAGATATTAAAAAAATAATAGATATGACTCAAGAAGGTTATACTAGAAGAGAAATTGCTAATTCTGTAAATAGGGCGATGGACACGATTTATAGGTATCAGGTCAAATACAAAGTTCTTTAAATAACATTTATAAAGCTTTCGGTTTAGAAAGATATTTAAATACGAATAAATAATACTCTCTATATAAGTTTTTGGTAAATAAATTGGTTGACATAAATAATATAAAACTTCCTTACATTATAAGGGATAAAATACTTATGAGTCCTGGAATTTGGAATAATTTTTATTACTCTCCAGAAGAAATAAGAAATTCTTTTTCTAAAACAGATTGGAAGTCAAAAGAAGTAAGATCACTATTCTTAGATCATGTTGATAACATGAGCAAGGAATGGGTTGGTGAAATACAAAACCCGAGATTAGTTGGGGATGTTGTTAAAGGAGACCTTGTTATTGTAGATAGACCAACAGCCATTAAATTAGCATACGGTGCTAAAATGGGAATATCACCAAAAGTAATAGGTCAAACCGAAGATGGTGAGAATGTTATGCATCAATTTCTCTATGATAATTTTTCTGTCGTTATAAACCCAGCTGTTAAAACTGCTTGGATAAACAATATGGACATGGCTGCTTTTGAAAAAATAAGGAATGAAAAAGGAATGAGTCCTGATGAATTTTATGCAATTCCTATGGACCCGCCAAGTGCAAGTAAATTACCTATTTATGATGTAGCACATGTTAGAAATGCTCTTGCTAGAATAAATCAAGTAAGTGGCGTCTCTGAAGAAGTTTTGAAAAAAGCTTTGAATAAAATAAATGCAGCAGCAAAAAAGTTTAATATTAAAGTAAACGATAAAGAAAAGGAGGAAAATAATATGGATTCTAAAGAAGAATTAGATTCTGTTAGTATGGAAGAAGTAGATCAAGATTTAAATGATTACACTGATTTCGTTAAGCAAACTCGAAAAGAACACCCAGATTGGAGTTTTGAAGAAATTGCAGCAGAATACAAAAAAACACAAACAAATGCACAAGCAGAAGAAAAAGTAAACAAATTACTTGAATTAGCAGATCAACTTATCAGTCTTTCAGATGAATTAAAAGTAATTAGAGATGAAAGAAATGCAGATGAGGAAGAAGAAAAACCTGAAGATGCTAATAAGAAAGAGGAAGACAAACCTGAGGATGCAGAAAAAGATAAAGAAAACGTTGATGACAAAGATAAAGAAGAAAAGAAACCAGAAGACGATAAAGAAGAAGATATGCCCAAAGATGACAAAGAAGAAAAGAAACCTGATGAGAAACCAGCAGAACCAGTGAAACCAAAAGTTGAACCAAAAGTTGAACCAAAAGTTGAAGAAACACCTGAGGAAAAGAAAAAAAGGGAAGATGAAGAAGAAAAAGAGAATGCAGAAAAGGAATCATTAAAAAAACAAAATGAAAAACTTATGCAAAAAATGAAAGAGATGGATAAAAATAACACTCAAAAAATGAGTCAAATGTCTGATCAATTTAATGAATTGAAAAAGAAACTTGACGAACCAGACAAATTATCTGTGAAAACAGTTAATATGTCTAAAAATAATGAACCTAAAATAATGGAAGGTTCAGAAGACAAATGTTTTTTAAACGCATTAAAAGACGATTTAGGAGGAAAATAAAAAATGAAAAAAACAGTAAAAGAACTAGCTAATGAAACTACTACAAGTACATCTGGTATTAGTGATGTTCAAGGAAAAAGATGGTTAAAAAGCATCTTAAAAGCAGCAGAAGAAAATATGTATTTTAAACAATTTGCATATGAAACAGAAGCTGGAGCAGGAATTAAAGATTTATCAGTACCAATTTCAACAAGTAATAAATCATTCACAGATTATACTACACAAGCAACTGCAAGAACTATGACTGAAATTGATAATGTTACAGCAGTAGTATTTACACCAGCACCACACAAATTTGGTGCAACTATTGCAGCAGACGTTATTAGAACTTCACAAGTTGATGTTGTACAATTCGCAAGAGGGCAAATGGCATTAAGTATGTCTGACCAGATTGATACAGCTATGTCTTCATCAATTGCATTAGCAACTACAGGAAGTTTAGCAGCAAATATCTATGGTGGTGACGCAACTACACCCGCAACTTTAGCAACAGGAGACGTTTTTGAATTACCTATGGTATCAGAAGCAAAAAGAGCTTTAGCTTTAAGTAATTGGAGATCAAGTCCTGGGGCACCATTAGTATTATTTATCTCACCTTATGAGGAAAAAATATGTATGGATAGTTCACAATTTACTAACGCAGCAGAATATGGAAACAATGAAGTTGTAATGAATGGTGAAATTGGAAAATACTTAGGATTTAAGATAGTTGTAACTAATAACTTACCAAGTTATGATGCAGCAGACCAAGACGTAGCTATTGCTGGTGGAACTGGTATATGGGGTCCAGATGGACACACTTGTTTCGCTCTAAAAGCTAAAATAGCATATGGTTTAGTATGGGGATTAAAACCTAAACTAGATTGGGAATATGACAAAGACTTAGCAGCTTACAAAATATACTTAGATACAGCATATCATGCAGACACTCTTCAAGATGGTGCAATTGTTGATATCAGAGTAAGTAACGCTTAATTGCGTTAATTTTTTTATTTTTTTTATTATTTAGTTTACCTATTAACACTTCGCGAACTAAATAATTACAAAATACGAGGTAAAATAAAATGAGTAAATATGGATGGAAAAATAACAATTTAATAGCTAAAGATGTAACAATCGAAAGCGATTTATCAATAGAAGGAGATATGTCTTTTGGAGACGCTTCTACAGATACACTTACAGTAAATGGTTTATTTGTATCTGATGGAGATGTAGCTACAGCAATTAATGTATCAGGAACACCAGTTGGTAATGGATTAGATGCAGCAGCAGTATTACAACACGGTTCTTATAATACAGCAATAGCACACGGAACACAAACAGGTCACTTAGTATTGAATACTAATAATATAACAGCTGACACAGGCGCATATTATGTATTTGGTAGTATTGATAAAATAACAACAAGCGATGATAGTACAGGTTACATGAACCCAAGTTATGGTTTTTTATCTGTTGGTCATAACTTAGTAAATGGTTGGGCTGTAAGAGGTAGAGTAGATATTACAGATACTTGTGAAATAGGAGAAATGGCAGGATTGCTTGGTACTATGGAAGTAACAGCAAGTAAGACAATTACTCAAACTGGAGCACCACCTTTAGCAGCAGCAATACTTAGTGCAACTATTGGAGCAAGTGCAGCAGTAGAGCAAGAAGTTATGTGTTTAGAAATTAGACCACTTATTAAAGCAAATATAGTAGGTTCAAGTGCTGGTATTAGAGTTAATGTAAATTGCTCAAGTGCTAATTACTTAGACTATGGTATTGATATTAGAAGTATGAGTGCTAATCAAACAGCAGCTATGAGAGTATTATTCACAGGCGCAAGTGCATCATTACCAGCAGCTATTGTTTTAGAAGGACAAACTACAAGTACTTCAGTTATAACAAGCGGTATTAAGATGCAAGGTTCAACAACTTACTTTGCAGACTTCGATACAAGCGTAGATGCAGCACCATTCACAAAGAATAGTACTAAGAAATCAGGAACTTGTTCAGGTTGGATTTCAGTATTAGACCAAGATGGTACAATAGGTTATGTGAATGTTTACACAAATTAAATAACTTTTTTCTTTTTTTTTTGATTAAAAAAATAAAATAAAGGTGAGAAATAAAATGAAATTAAATATGTTAGAAAGATTAAAAATATTACAAATGTTACCAGAAACAGGAACTTTTATCACGCTAAATATTATTCAGAAATTTAAAGAGTCATTAGCACCAACAGAAAAAGAGTTAAAAGACTTT